CGCGCGTGGCCACGAGAGCCCATCAGATGAGTCAGTGCTCGCGCGGGGCCGAGCCAGTTAATAAAACTGGTCAAGCTGGGTGGGAGCGGCACGATGCTAAGTTCAGAGCCAGAGCCAAAATGATCGCTGTAGAGTTTGGATCGTTTGACCCATTAGAGCTATAATCAATTTGTGGGCAACTGGTTTCACGTGCCAGGTTTAGGTTTTGCTGGCTTCTTTCCCTAAACAGCCCACACTCTTATATCTTATATAAGACTTAATCTATCAATAGCCAGAGAGCTAAAGTCCAAAGCGTTACTACGACTAACGCAAAAACCATACATTCATCGTTCGTCATAGATCGTATAGAAATTAGTCTTAGTGGGCGGCAAATACGGCTCAGGCCCCGCCTGTACTCCAGCTCCTAGCGGTAGATTTAGAGCGTCAGAATAAATAGACGTACTGCCGATTTTCTGCTCGTAAGCCAAAGGGAGATTTAAAGCATCCGAGTAGAGAACCGTATTGCCGATCTGTACAGAATAGCCAGCGGGTAAATTTAACGCGCCCTTATAGATATTGGTCTGGGCGCTAGCAGTTGCATGAAATATCAATAAAACTAAAAAAATGTAGTATTTATTGCACATTTTTACTCTTTCTAAGAGCGATGTGCTTTTGTAGGATATGCCAAAACTCAGATTTAATTATCATTTGTTCCTCACGTTAGAACTTAATGGATCATAAATGTTACTTTAAGTGGGTTAATGCTACTTAAAAGTTACTTTAATATCCATTATTACAACTTAAAAGTTATATAAAAATAAAACTAATCTCCAGCCCAGACTACTCCAGAGCGACCCATCCTGGCGTTATAGATTGCCTCATCTCGGTTTACAGCATCGAGGTAATTAAAGCATTTATGAACCTGGTCAATCTCTAGCGGCTTGCCGCACTTCTCGCACGTATCGCGGTAGCTAGCCCCACAATCCACAATCACAACTGGTGTCATCCCATCCATGCCATTACCCCCATGCAGTACAGTACCACAGCTACTAGCTCAACCAAAAATAATGGCGCGTCTTTCTGTTGTATTGCGGCCACAGTCCACAGACCAGAGCCAATAAGAGATAGAAAGATATTGAGCGGATAAATATTAAAACTGGTAAGCGCTATGCCAACCAGGCACAGAGCGGTACCAGACCACTTAATGATTTGAAGAGTGATCGCGCTTGATTTCATCTGGCATGATTATTTTTTTAATAACCATTTGCTCTTCTTGCTCTCGCCTCATTTGTTGCCACAGATAGCCAATTTTCATTGCGTATATAGCAACATAAAGTACCCACCATTCCCAGCTAGCACCACCTTCAAATAACAAATAAGCAACTAATAGCTCAATCATGGCATCTCCACATCGGTTACGTCTGGGGCTTTAATGTTGATTCCAATCACAGACGGTTTATCGGACTCATCGGGATTATCAAGTAAGCCACTAGCCTTGGCCAGCAATCTCAATACACCCACCTTATCGTACAACTCTAGCTCTAAATTACCATCCTTATTAACTTTAATACTTTTGATGGCTTGTAAGGCATGGTCTGGAATATCCTTACTAGCCTTAACTTTAATTTGACCAGTCTCATCCCACTCCATGATGTCAGTAATCTTAGTATTGGCCATGCAAAGCAGACTGTAGGCTACCGCTTCACGGTTCTCTGCAATAGTCGCACTACGCTCTAACCTCTTTTGGATCGAGCGAATCCCACCCCAGTTTTGCAAGGATGGAATCTGGCTCGATATCTGTGCTTTGACTTTAGGCATCAGAATGGTACATCCCCATCGCGCGGCATTTCATCGTTACCCCGTGGAGTAAAGCCCTGTTGCTTAGGTTTTCCGATCTTGCCAGAGATGTAGTTGCGGCCAGTCTTGGTTACTTTGGCATAGCCATTGAACCAATACTCCACCCCATCGGCTAGCTTGATGGTGCCAGACCAGTCTGCATCTTTCTCATCACGCTTTTTGTCGTTTACAAATAAGCTAAAACTGCCTTCTTTCATTTCATATTTCATTTTTATCCTCTTTTATGGTCTATGTTTACTGTCTTCGATTGCGTCAACCACGTTAGCGGAATCTGACAACCGTTCTGATTCTACGATCATTGCGTGGATGATGGCTTGTAGGGTAAACCCTTGTCTTAACAAACTAAGACTACAGCTGTGCAACTCCCGTTTTAACTTCTCTTGCTCTTCCATGCTAGCTCCTTTCAAAAAACTGACGAAAAATTGTGTCTAACACCCCGCCCCATGTGGCAAGGGTGGGGGGGAAGGTATGCCGCCTCATTTTCCAACCCTTCCCAGCCAGCTCTGAGGCCTCTGTGCTTTCTGCTTTGGCACCACACCCTCTGCTTGCCCTGTTCCATACCACCGTTTGATACCGTTACAACCCTCTTGCATAGTCAATGATGGAGTCTGGCCGCTCAGGTCTGGCGCTCAGCCACACCTCTAACCCTGTGGCGAACTCCTGATTGGTTAAACCTATCGATTCTGCCAACTCGATAGCCTTCATATCCAACTCATTCATTACCTTTTCTTCTTTATATATTTTCCTATATAAGACCAACACACTCTCCAACTTGCTGTTATAAGCCAATATAGCCTCGCCATTGCCTTTCTCACTCATCTTGGTATCTACATATTCTCCAAGTGTTTTCACAGCCTTAGCGCTCGTTTTAATGCCTTTCTTAGCCATCTCTCTCTCCTCTTCTAAAATCATTCGTGGACTGCGGTCATCCTCGCTACTCATGGCCAGCAAATCATCTAATCCGATATCTCTGTCATAGACGATTCGCATGGTACTCGTATGGGATTCTTTAGCGCCTTTTCGTAGCCTATCAACGTAGCCCTTGGTTCGTAACTTAGTCATTTGAGCTGTAATCGTTCTGCGGCTAACTCCAAGGTCTTGCGCCAGTCTCTGCTGACCGACCCATGTGATGCCGCTCCTGTTCGCATAGGCGCAGACCATACACAGAACTCTCAGCGCCCCCAGGCTCAGGCTCTTATCCATAATCGCTCGTAATGGCACCACCGCTATTTGCCTTCGGTCTGGCGGCTTTGGTTTTAACTTAACTTTAGGTTTTTTAGGGATGATAAATTCCATGAATAGAACCTCACCCGCTTATATAGCGAGATATCTCTTTTAAAGAGAGCATCGATCGTTTATCGCTCTTCTTAGGACTGATTGCCTTCAGAGTGCTGGTTCCGAGCTGTTCGCTGGTCATCCCCTCTGATTCAGTAGCGTTTATCCTGGTCTGGTGATGCTCCATTCCAGAGAGCTGGGTTATGGCTCCGCGCTTAGAGTCTAATCTAAAACTATTCGCTTTGTAAACCATTGCCGTCAGTCCAGTTCTCATCAAGCTCAAATTCCCCCATCTCGATGGTATTCCACCTCAGGCCACAGACCATACATTTTCTGCGTCTCCTAATCCAGTTCTTGCTTTCATGCGGCCTAGAGTCAATCACTTTGACATCATCGCTATCGCACTCAGCACTTGCACAAATCACTTTTGTTTCTCCAGTTTCCACACGTCTAACATGGCGTTGTAGAGCTTGTCATAGCCAGCCTGGCCACGCATCTTTGCCACTTCTTGTAAGTACAGCTGTCGGGTTCGTTTGGATCGAAACTTTCTAAACACCCATTTGGCCTCGCAGTACACGCGATATTCATCCGAGTAAGTTCCGACCGTTCGGCCATTCGGCAAACGAACCAGCCTGGCTGATCCGTGAACCTTACCGCAAGCGAAACATGAGGGTCGTAATACATGGATTACTTGCTCTCCCGTTGCTGTTTTCTCTCGTAACACTCCTTGCACATCCACCGTCTCTGTCTTTTGTTTGCGCTGATTAGCCATGCTCCATTCCGATAATCTTTACCCATCTGACAGTTAGTACAGAACCGCTTGCCAGTAATCGATGAATCAGCCTTTACAGCCTTTGTGTAAAGGTCGTTCTCATGGCTCATTCTTTACCCCATTGCTCTGCCATTGCATCTGCTATTCCCTGATATGTCATTGATCTTAATTTCCAGCGGTCTGCGGATGGCGGCATCATGTGGACTCTTGGTTCGCGGCCATCCACCACTTTTGTAGGCGTTAGCTTTGGTAAATTCTTTAACCATAAACAAGTTGCTTTTGTTTCTCCATGCCCAAATTGCCAAGGCTGAATAATCTGATCTGGCTTTCTAATTTTGCTTGAAATAATACTGATTGGATTCTCAAGAGCTATCTTTGGTATCTTGCAATTAAGTAAAGCCCTTACAAAATCTAGGGCCTCAGCCTGTTCTCTGACTTTCTCTTTGAACCAACGAGCGCCAGAAACAGCCAAATGTGTGCATGGCGGGTGAGCAATCATTAAATCCCATCCGTCATTCAATATTTCAAGCACATCGCCTTGATGATGGTTTCCAGCCTTATCTGTAGGCAAAATATCACACGACCAAGCATCGTGGCCAAGCCCAGCAAAGGCATCACGCACGGTGCCACTAAACTCGCAAGCAACTAAAACTCTCATGCTTGAACTTCATCCTCTTCAATGTAGTAATAGCCGCCTTTGGTATTGGCTTGCAAGGCTTTTATAGCCTGGTCTGCACGCTCTTTCGTACTGTAAATCCCACGATTAATCGTACGATATTTATCATCAATCTCAATCACTACAAACACTTTCATACAATCTCCTCAATTAACACGTGTACACAGCCGCCAGAGACGATCTTATTGCCTCTAGCGATATTAATTTCATCAATCTGCTCATCGTCATCAAATACTCCAGCATCTTGCAAGCTATCAAGCACGCTCTTGATACGGTTATCCAGATCAAACTTGCGCCGATCTCTGGGCCACACAACCATATTGACGCGTATTCTGGCCGTACCTACCTTACTTTGTTTACTTTGAGAAACAATATCGGCCACGTCAGTCTTAAACTTGCGCCCAGCCTTGCTCATATAGGTCGCATGAGCGCCGCGCCTGTAATACGTATTGACCGATGGTGGCCAAGGCAAAACGAACTGGATCATCCTATGAGCTTTGTCAGTCTGGCATCCAGATCGGCATGACTCGATAAAGACTCCTCTAATTCGTCATTAATGATGGCCGCGATAGACTTGTTTTGAGCCTTCGAGGCTTGTTCTAAAAGGGTTTTGACGTGTGGCCGCAAGCGCACCAAGAATGGTTTTAGTTCTGACATCTTTTGTTCTCCTTTAGATATCGCTATCATACAGCAACACAAGATATAGGGGTCAATATTAGGGTAAATCCCTATAAAAACACAACATATTGTGCTTGACATCTTTTTTGTCATGGCTGAGAATCACTACTAAGCGATATCGCTTTAACCACCGAGAAACAGGAGTTAATATGAAATACAAAGGCCAAGGTAGAAAAACTTATCTAGTCATTCAATGGGATGCAGAGCAATCTGAATGGCACGTAATCAGCAAGCCACTTACCTTTAAATCTGGTATCTGGCTACTCTTAGACAAACCAAATTGCAAGCGCGATATTGTCAGCATCTCACTTTGGAATAACGGCTATCGCCCAGGCGTTAGCTTGCCAACAGCAGAGGCCGCATAATGTACGTGGCCTACTATCGCGTATCCACTCAACGTCAAGGCCAGTCAGGCCTTGGCCTTGAGGCCCAACGTTCTGCGGTACAGAACTTCACAGCTGGTAAAGAGCTGATCGCAGAGTTTACAGAGGTTGAGTCAGGCCGCAAGTCTGATCGCCCACAGCTCGCGCAAGCTCTAGCACTAGCCAAGGCTAAGAAAGCCACATTGGTTATTGCAAAGCTCGATCGTCTTGCTCGTAATGTTCACTTCATCTCTGGCCTACTAGAGTCTGGCGTGCAGTTTGTAGCCGCAGATATGCCAGAGGCTGACCGCACATTCCTACAGATGGCCGCTGTGTTTGCTGAGTGGGAAGCCCGTAAGATTTCAGAGCGCACCAAGGCCGCTTTACAGGCCGCTAAAGAGCGTGGCGTTAAGCTCGGTAGCCCTAACCCTTTAATTGGCTCTAAGCGTGGCGCAGAGGCCTTGGTTGCAAAAGGTAACCTATTTACACAAAAGGTAAGCCCAGTTGTAAACGATATCGTAGCGCGTGTTGGTACCAACTTGCGTGAGATAGCCCGCGAGCTAGAAGTACGCGGTGTTAAGACCGCCAACGGCTACGACCATTGGCATCCAGCCCAGGTGGGCAAACTTATGAGGAGAATGAAATGCCAGACCTTATCAATGCAGTAATCATCGTGGTTTTTTCTGTAGGTACGTTAGTCATCCTAGGCTTATTTGGATTCATAGCCTGGATGCAAATCAGCAACAGTCAGTTTTATATCCGCTGGCAACGTAAGCGCCGCGAGCGCATGGCTGAGCGGTTCGTTAACAGCATCAAAAGGAGAAACCAAAAATGAAATTTTTTGACCGATTTAAATACACCAGCAGTAAGAATCTGTACACGCAAGAAGACTCAACCAGCGACAAAGTTATTGGCACGGTAGCTATGATCGCTTTTATCTTAATCGTGCTATTTGCTTAAAGGAGCCAATATGAAAGCAATCATCATCGCAGTTTTAACCATCGGTTTTATCGGATCAGTATCAGCTCAGGTCAAATGCCAGCCAGACGGCCGCGGCGGTATGTGCTGTTGGGATGTCGGTACGCAAGGCCCATTTAAACCTTTGGGGTGCTAATTATGATTACCAAAGATATATACCACCCGTATATACGTTCTGAGAAAACAGACGTAATGAATACGTTCAGAAAGACTGGCTGGATTCCACCCTCAGAGAATCTAATGATTCAAGAGAAGTGGTCAACCTATCGCAACCTACAGGCCATCAATGAGGAGAACGCAAAATGAGCTATAGCACTCAACGCGATCAGATCATTGAGCATCTGGAAAAGAAACGCAAAGGGATTACCAGCTGGGATGCTATCGCTAAGTACGGCATCACCAGGCTAGCTAAGTACATCCACGAATTGCGCAGTAACGGCTGGCTGATTCACGATGTCTATGAACGCGACACATTAACACAGCGCAAATGGAAACGGTATTGGCTAGTCAGCGCACCACGCGCCGCAAAGCGAGGCCGCAAATGATCGATTATTCCGAGTATCTACTTAGGATTAATCGCCTCATGCAAGAGACTCACAAGGCCGCTCAATCTGGCAACTATCAAGTAGCCAGCGACTATGCGGCCGAGGTGGCTCGCTATGCGATTAGCCTCTCAGCCTTATTTGAATCTAAAACAGAACTGGAGATATAAATGGTCGGCAAGGTAACGCCAAACGATATGCTCTCCGCAAGCCGCTTACCAGCGGTTTGTGGGATGAGCAAGTACCGCAGTCCAAACGATGAGCTACAAGCCTCTATCGATGCCATCAATGGCAAAGCGCCAGAGGATATCAGTAACGAGTCTATGGACTGGGGCAACAAACTAGAGCCAACGATCCTCATGGAATCCGCTAACCGTCTTGGATGCGTACAGCTAGACATTGAGCATGATAAGCCCTATTTTCACGACAAATGGCCGCTCTCATGCTCGTTGGATGGCACCGCTACAGGTGTGATGCAAGAGATTACAACTGATCCAGAGAAGGGGATTTATGTGGTCGGCCAGCAGAGCATCGTATTGGAAGGCACAGGCATCCTAGAGGCCAAGCTAACCAGCATGGAGCCAGAGGATATGCCACCGCTGTATCGTGGCCCTATCCAGCTCCAAGCGCAGATGAGCATATTCAAAGCCAAGTGGGGCGCGCTCTGTACGCTCTACCGCGGCACCGAGCTACGGATATTCCTATTTGCGCCGCATCAAGAGACGCTAGAGCTGATCGAAAGAGTCAGTAAAGAGTTTCAAGATAAGTTGGATCGGTACAAAAATACTGGGGTTTGCGACTTTTATGAACCAATTTCTACAAAAGACGCGACTAAAACGTACCCACATGGCTCAATCGATGAGCCAGTAAAGCTGGATGATTATGGTTCGGAGTTAACAAAATTGTTAATAGAAAACAAGCAAAAAATTTCAAAACTCGAAGAGGAAAACCAAAAGATTCAGACTGAAATAATGAGCCTTATGCGTAGCCATGTGTACGCGATTGCTGGTAACTACCAGATATCGTGGCCAGAGCGTAGCTACAAAGCTCAACCCGCCAAGATCGTGCCAGCCAAAGAGGCTTATACGATTCGGCAATCAACCCTAACCATTAAGGAGTTAAGATGAAAGCAAAGCCAACGAAATGCCCAGACTGTAAAGAATATTTAAACAATATTCTTGAGGCCAACAAAAAAATTAAATCTCTTGAAGAGGATTTGGAATGTTACAAAGGTGAAATGGCCGAAAGCGATGACCATTTTGAAGAAGTTGTAAATGAAAAAAATGTTTACAGAAGAGAAAACGAAATACTTTGGAAAGTTATTGCAGTGATTGGGGGTAAAGAATGAAAGCTATCTCAACCGCATTAGTCAAAGCCCAGCGTGAATTTGGGCCAACATTAAAGACATCCACTAACCCGCATTTTCGTAGCCGCTACGCTGATCTGTCAGCGTGCGTTGAGGCTGTAATCGATGCGCTTAACAATAACGGTATCGCTCTGGTGCAGAAGTGCCATGAGTCTAGCGATGGGGTCAATGTAGAAACAATGTTGATACATGAGACGGGCGAGACCCTATCCTGTGGCATCTTGCACGTGCCAGCGAGCAAGCAAGACCCGCAAGGGTATGGCTCAGCTCTGACCTATGCGCGCCGCTATAGCCTCATGGCGGCCTGTGGGATAGCGCCAGAGGATGACGATGGCAATGCGGCCTCTAGGACTGTCAGAAACCCCCTAGATTCGATTCCAAAGGTACCGCCAGTACCTACGGCTATGCCTACCCAGAAAGTTGATCTGGAGACGATTAAAGAGGACATCCCTGATAGTGGTAAAAAAACAACACTTCCGACCCCAGGCTCAGTTAGGCTCCAGATTCCAGGCAAAGATGCCATCGAATGTAAAAACATTGAGGAGTTTATTACTCAATACAACACGGTCGCGGACAAGGTAGCCAACTCTAAGTTAGCTCTGGCTGATAAACAAAAGAAACTGCTGGAGTTCAACTCGCTGAATAAGACCACAATCGAGATGCTCAACCCTATGCAAATGGTTATTATGACCAGCGCAAAGCAGAATCGGAAGAAGGTATTAGACGGTATCGCCCAAGAGGTTTAGGGCTTTTTTAATCTTGGCGGTTCTGTCATTGATACCATGCAGACCGCCATTAATTCTCTGAGTCAGGTTTACCCAGTCTTTCTTATCGCATAAGGCATTGAGCCTACGCGTATCCCAGAACCATCCAGCTGACATGGCCGCCCAACGAGGCTCAAGTAAAAGGTCAGGTTCTCCCAAAAAATTTTGACCAATCGAATCCGATAACTTTTCGTAGTTTTCGCGGCCCGTGATCTGGATAATGCCGCGCCCACGGTACCGCCATCCGTCTCCAGAGTCTTCATCGCCGTTACCCATACGGTTTGCATAGGCCTTATTAGCGATGCGCTCAGGCTGACGGGCATACTCCTCAGCGGTCTCAAAATTGGGAAAGCGTACTGGCCATACGGTTATCAAACCATTGGCCGAGTAGTTTAGATTCTCTTGAAGTGTTTTGTAGTTGGCTGATTCATGCGCGGTCTGGCCAAGAAAGCCAGCAACCCGATTGGGATTGTTAATTGCGTACCGCTCGAACGTTTCATGTAACGGCGCTAACCAAGATGGATTGATACCCATCTGGGCTAGTAATTCTGAGGTAATCATCTCTTGTTTTTCATGTCAATAATTTTCTCTAGTGTACGCCCACCAAAGTAAAATGACATGATAAGCATACCCCACTCACCCAGTAATTTAACATAAGCCTCTTTGATTTCAACCCCACCAGCCGAGAGACTAGCAAAGATAAAGTAACCGCCGAGGATAGCGATTAAAGTCATTGGCCGTATATTCTTAGATAGCCAGGAGTCGCTAGCCATATCGGCCTGTTGCCGCTTGGTTAACTCCTGGGCCTCAATGTTATCGGCATTGAGTTCAGCCAACCGACCCTCTTGCTGTAGCTTAATCAGCTCTTGCTGAGCTTTAGCTTTGGCCTCTGGGTCTGGAATAAGTTTGTCAATTAACTTATTACCAATCTCAAATAAAGCGGCTAATGGAAACATACTAGCCTTTAACTCTTTGATCTAAGGTTACTGGCAAGCAAGTGCCGACCGTAACTGGCATATCTTTAGCCGCCTCTGTAACAATCTCTAAAGCCTTAGCACAGCTCTCTAAAGAATAATGGATATCGGTGCCTTTCCAGAAAGCACAATCACCATTCTGGCAAAAGAATAAAACGGCTATAAATATTTTCATTACGATCCGATCTTAATATGGCCCAGCCCAGCAAAGAAAGTTACTAAAGAGATAGCGGCAATACCAATAATGTAAAAGAACTTAGTAACAATAGATTTACCAACGTTGGTGTAAACCTTTTCGATTACTCGCTCGGTTACTTTTTCAACGATCTCCTCGATCTCTTTGTCTGTGAGCTGAGACATAACCCTATCCTTTCTTGCTCTGTGGTTTACGTACGGATTTGCGTACGACTTTCTTAACAGGCTTCTTGGCTACTGGCTTAGCAATCGGAAACTCAATGCTAGCCTTTTGCACAAAGCCAAATTTATCCATGACCCAATCAATAATAAACATGATTACACTCCAAAAATTTCAATGAGAAAACGACCAGCCGTATAGGTGGCATTAGATGTGGACTGACCAGCCAAGTATAGATATTGATTAGGGGTTGGATCAGCCGCTAGATAAGTTACCGTACCAACAGACTGAGTACCAGCGTTAATCAATAGAGTTTCAGTTAAGCCAGTTACAGCGGCATCCTCAGCACCAGTACCCTCGTTAGCAGAGTAAAGGTCAATGTCGGTATCGCCACCAGCGGGAGTCTCTAAGCAAGTCATACGACCACCTAAAACTGTAATCTGTGCTGGTAAACGAGCGATGTAGCAATTACTTGCGCCATTAACACCGATGATGTCATTAGCTGTGCCACCAGAGTTTAGACCAGTTAAGTCAATCAAGATGCGTACAATGTAAATACCTTCATTGATAGCGGCATGGGCTTTACAGATCGTACCAACTCCAGTAGAGATACCAGTGCCAATATCAAGGTTTGTATATACACTATCTTGAAATGCTAGTTTGCCAAGCTCGCCATTGGTAGGCACTTGGTTGGGTTTAGTTCCGACTAGACTTGGCATTATTTATCTCCCGCCCATTTTCTGTATTGGTTAGTAGGTGTTACGGTATAAGCAGATAGCTCTGGAGCTTCTGAGAAGTTTCTGATATTGGCATGGTAGCCACCAACATCAGCCATTACTGGATTGCCTTCTGCATCAGTCTCTCCAGTTGGCTTGTAAATCGCACCAATAATATCCATCATGTCATAGTTTGGCACATCGTAGCCCTCGTTAGCCTCAATGCCGAGTTCCTCATTCGCTTCTACTACACCTTCTTTGCGATAAAGAACTGACTTAGCTTGTGCCTCAGATTCAAATTTACATAGGTAATCGTAGTACATAGTAGTTCCTTAAACTGTGGTAAGCGATTGGATTTCTGCATTTGTCAAGCGTTTTGGATAGTAAGCAAGTTTCTTGACATTGCCGTTTAAATTCCCAAGCGTAATACGATCAACTACGGGAATGGTGCAAGCAGTATCAACTGATGTATTAGTTCCGTTATAACTAAATATTGAGTTATTAACTGCATACGCACCAGCTTGTTTATAAAATGTTCCAGCCGTAATTGTGCTTGCAGGAGAAGTAAGGTTGACAACTTGCGATCCGTTTGTAGCTACATACAACCTAGTTCCACCATTTGAACCTGCGTATATTTGTATTGAGTTTGACGATGTTCCATCAGAAATATTAAACACAGCTTTATCGACTGTAGGCAAAGCAACATAGTTTGATTCACTATAAACAGTTCCCTCATCAGCTCTATACCAGCTACTAAAGTTAGTACCAGTCATGCTTGCGGCATCAGCCGAGCGAGTTACTGTTGCAGATGTCGTAGGAATATAGCTAGTAGCAAATGCGCCAGCTTCTAGCTGTGCGCCCCAAAGGTAAGCCCCTTTGTATCCATCGCCTGTGTAGAAATCGCCACCATCTGCATCTGCTAAACGAATATCTATTGAATTACTACCAGAAATTGCTGTAACAGTTATCGCACATCTATACCACCCATTACCCACGGAAGTTATTGAGGCTGTTGCATTAGCTCCTACAGTACCTAATGCTCCTGTAGATAAGTTAAAGTACGCACCACCGTTTGTTACTGATGCGTTTACAAGCCTAATAAATGAGCGTTCCGCAGCCTTTGCATATACTGTAAGTGTATGAGCTACTGCAGACAAAGAAATTGTACTGCGTAATGTGTGTGAATTTGTTGCAGAAGTATCTTCAACTAATTTATCTCCTGTCAAAGTACCGTCAGGAGCTACAATCGTATTGCTTGTAATACTAGATCTTGTTTTAGTCCAAGCCGCATTAGAGAAATCATCGCTGTAAGTAACCAAATTAGTCCTCTGCTCCTCAATCTCTAATCCAAGGCTTTCACCAGTTACAGGGTTATGCTCAAAGCGAGCTACTCCACTAGCCGCAGTTTGCAGAGCAGGGATGTAGTTCGTGATTGGTGCAGTTGTGGTAGCTGTGTAGGCTGTTACGGATGAGCGTTGCTCTAACTGTGCGCCCCAAAGAATAATTGTAGTAGAAAGAGTAAGCGTTTGCAGTCGTGTGTCGCTTGCTGAATTAGCAACTGCAATTCGCAC